CTGGAAAGAGTAAAAACCGCAACTCAATATGTTCAATCTGCACCTATATATATAGTTCATATTCCTGATTTTTCAATCGATGACATAAAGAATATAATTAAAAAATATAATCGAGAATATCAAGTTGAATATATATTTTTTGATTATATATGGAATAGTTTGCGTTTAATGTCTGAGGTATCAAACAAAACTCGAATGGGTGGTTTGAAAGAGCATCAACTTCTGTTGGTTTTTTCGACAGAACTAAAAACATTAGCGCAACAATTAAACGTTCATATATCCACTGCATCACAGTTGAACGGAGAGGCTCAAAACGCTCTTATTAAAGATCAAAATCTCCTTGCTGGGGCTAAAGCATTGTCAAATAAACTTGATGTAGGAATTGTTTCGATGCCTCCTAATACTAGAGAAACAGAGAAACTTGATACAATTATCCAAAATCATTTTGGTTTACGAATGCCCAATATGGGACATTGGGTATATAAAGTTAGACGAGGGCGATTAACAAAATTAATTATATGGAGCGATATTGACCTTGGTACAATGACAGAAAAAGCACTATTTGTAACAGATTTTGATTTTAATCTAATTGATATCGACTTTACTCAGATTGAACAGGTTGAAGCTAAGATTCAAGAGCATTCGGTTTTAGAGTCACAAGTGCATGATGAAAAGCCTGAAATCATAAAAGAAGTTGATTCGAAGTCAATTCGAAGTGAAGTAGAAGAAGAACAGACGGTAAAAAGAAGTTTTGATTGGTGATATAAATGTATTTAGATCAGAAAAAAATATTAGATTCATTAACTGATGAAGATATAATCAAAATCTGTGCAGACCTTGGCTCACCAGAATATAAACGTGATAATCAGGGGAATCTTTGTTTTTCGACAGCGATTTGTCATGGTGGAGATAGTCCTTATAAATTAATTTATTATAAGGATTCTAAGAGATTCCATTGTTTCACCTGCTCAGACTCATATGGGATTATTGAATTAGTTATTCGTGCTCACAGAATAAAAGGTAAGACACTTACTTATTATCGGGCACTATATTATATAGCTTCAATGACAGGACGTCTTTATGAAAAAGACCCTGAACAGATTATACCAGAAAAAACAATTACGGATTTTGAATGGATTAATCGTTTAAAATCAGTCAAAAAGAATTCAAAGGCTGTTCCCAACTTATCAGAAATTAATGAAAATATTCTTGATATATTTTGGTATGCGCCTTATCAGGGATGGCTTAATGAACATATAACCCGTGAAGCGATGTCACGATTTGAAATAGGATACTATGGTTTAACCAATCAGCTTACAATTCCACATAGAGACATTAATGAACGTCTTATAGGGATAAGGGGACGATTTTTAAATGATGAAGACGCAGAACGTTTTGGTAAATATGTTCCTTTACAAATCGGTGGTCGTTTTTTTGAGTCATCAACTTGGAAGTAATTTATATGGCATACATGTTGCAAAAGACAAGATACGACAATGTAAAAAAGTGATGTTAGTCGAAGCTGAGAAATCTGTATTACAGGCGTATTCGTATTTCGGTGAAGACAGTTTTGTTGTAGGACTGTGTGGATCAAACATTTCAAAAACACAAATTAAAATTATATTGGAGGAATTAAAAGTTGAAGAAGTTATTGTTGGTTTGGATAGAGAGTATGGTGATTCGGATACTTTTGAAGCGACTGCCTATTATCAAAAGCTAATAAAAAAAGTTGCTCCACTTGTTCCTTATGTGCGTGTGTATCTGGTGTTAGATAAAGAGCATAGACTTGATTATAAAGATTCTCCCACTGACAAGGGTAAAGATATCTTATTGCAACTGATGAAAGAAAAAATTTTAGTAACTATGGAAGATGTAAATGAAGTAATTAAAAGAAAGGACTGATTAAAATGAATGGATTTATTAAAGTGCTTGTAGCAAGTGGGTGTGCGATGTTGTCTGGTGGGGTTAACGTTTGGTTGAATGTAAGAGACAAAAAGACAATTACAAAAAAAGATATTGCTATTGCTTTTGTATCACCAATGCTTATGGTCGTATCAACATGTGCGCTGTTTATTTAACAATGAGGAAATTATAATGAAAAAGAACTGGAAGAAAATTATTATTGCTGTAATGTGTATTATGATGATGGTCACAAGTTTGTCCGTAACTGCGAATGCAAAAACCAAAATTCCAAGAAATGGTAGATATATTGATTCACAGGGTTACATTTATATTATGAAACATGGTAAGCCACGTACAGGATGGTTCAAATATCATGGTAAAACATATTATGGACACAAAACTAAATCTGCTTGCTATCCCAAAGGTTCTGTTGCACAAAACACTTTTCGTGTAAAACATAACCGAATGTATTATTTTAATAACAAAGGCGAAAAAATTACTAAAAGTACAAGATATATTGGATTAAGAAAAGGTAGAACAAGTGTGCATTATGTTTATATGCCCGGTTCACGTTGGGAAAGATATAATGCGAAACATAGACGATTCCAGTATCTAGACAGACGAACTGGTAAATGGCGTGATATAGGTATGCAGTGCTGGCCTTACGGGTGGATTGATTGGCAGGAGTAACCCGCATAATAGATTGAATTTCAAAAATTTTAGTGGAAAAAGCATATTAATTTTTACATAATAATACTTCCATGAGGGTACGGTGGGGTAAGTAGATAAGACAAAAATAATATCGAAAACCCCACTTATTTTAGCATAGAGAGGAAGGGTGAAAATGAGCAATGAATTAATAGAAGATTATAACAAATCAATGAGTGATTTTTTTGAGGGGAAAGTGAGGGCAGTCACTGAAGCAGATCGAGGAGTGTTGCCACGATTGAGTTATAGCGGTTTAGAAACCTTCCGTAATTGTGAGTATCAGTTCAATCTTAAATATGGTGAAAAGAAATATACCAAAGAGACCACACTGGCTTTGGAACTAGGAAGCTTGTGCCACCTTATTCTTGAACTTAAATGTAATTATATTAAAGCTGGCAAGCCTGTGGATTATGATTATCTTCATTTTATTTTAAAATATGGTTCTGTTGATACGAATGAGAAAACCAAGGAGCATATTCTTGGAGTAGATGAATTAAAGCGGAAATATTTTGAAGAATGGTATGAACCTGATAATGCATCTGGTATGACATATGAAGAAAAGATGGAAGTATTTGAAAAAGTTCTTAAAGAAGAAATGAATCATGCTTCAATCTGGCATCCTATATACACAGAGTTGCCGTTTGAGTTTGTATATAAAGATAGAGTTATTTTTAATGGATTTATTGATAGAGTGGATATTAATAAATTTGGAGGTTTTAGAGCGGTCGATTACAAAACTAGCAAGAAGCAATTTGAATCAGCAAAAGTTGTAACATCACTTCAGTTTGGTATTTATGCAATGGCAATTTATTATTTGCTTGGTCAGATTCCAGTGAGTTTTTTATATCGTTTTATTTTGATTGATGAAGATCAGATGGCTATGAGTTATGGTTGGGAAAAGCGATTAGAAAAGACGCTTGACAATGCGCTTGATAAGATGGACAAGAATAAGAAGAGTGGTATCTGGCTGCCGAAACCTAGCCCGCTTTGTTGGTACTGCCCCTATAATTGCAATAACCCCAAAAATACAGAGTTTGCTCAAGAATGTGAATATTATAGTTTGTGGTCTCCAAATAATAGAGTTTGGAAAACTAATAAAAAATGGAATGCATTAGACAAATCTAAAAAAAGAAAGTTGGTGTTTTAATGATTGGTTATAATTTAATAGGACAAAAATTTGGGAAACTTACTGTCGTTTCTTTGGCTAAAAAACATGATAATTCAGTAAAACGATATTGGGTATGTCAATGTGATTGTGGTAATATAATAGAAGTACGAACGAGTTCTCTTATCTCTGGGCACACAAAATCATGCGGATGTTATAGAACATATAAGAAAAAATATGAATATGATTATGAAAATAATATTCCTCGTAATGATAGAATCAAAAGTATTTGGGATGGCATTAAATTAAGATGTAGTAATCCCAACTGTACAGGTTATAAAAATTATGGGGGACGAGATATTAAATTGTGCAAAGAATGGGAAAATTATTATAACTTTCAAAAATGGTCACTTGAAAATGGATATCGAGAAGATTTGACAATAGATCGAATAAATAATGATAAGGGGTATTCTCCAGATAACTGTAGATGGGTTACTATGAAGGTTCAACAAAATAACAAAAGAAACACTGCTTATTATACTTACAACGGAGAAACTAAATCTTTTATGGAATGGTGTGATTTATATCATTTAACTAGAGATCAGATTGCTTACAGAATAAAAAATGAATGGACTCCAGAAGAAGTATTAGGAATAAAAAAACGAAAAAAAACAAGATTGAGAAAAAAGAAAAAGAAAATTCCTAAAAATTGTAAAACAGGTGTACCGGGAGTTAGATGGCACGAAGAAACGAATAAATGGATGAGCTATATAAGATATAAGAATAAAACTTATTATTTAGGCTTCTTTTCAGATTTTCAAGAAGCTAAGAAAAAAAGAGAAGAAGCCGAATTATCTTTTTATGGATTTTATTTATATAAACAAAACAATAATGTTCTTGACAATAATAACGAAACAGTAGATAATAACAAAGAAAAATTAAATGATGTATAATAATTAAAGGAGCGGATATGAGTTTTGCTGGAATTCATAATCATACAGACAAAGGCAGTAATCATGAATTTAGAGATTCTATTAATAAAATTAAAGATTTAATAGATTATTCTTATTCTATAGGACATTCAGCTGTTTGTATTACAGATCATGAATGTTTGTCGGCTCATTATGAAGCTATAGATTATTATGAGTCGAAAGACTGGGGTGACTTTAAAATTGGTTTAGGCAATGAAATATATCTTTGTCCAGAATTTATTACGGCAGAAAATGTTGGACATAACTTTTATCCTCATTTTATTTTGATAGCTACAGATGCATTTGGATATAAAGGCATTCGTGAATTAAGCACTAAGGCATGGACAAAGAACGCATTTTATTCTGTTTTTAATAGAGTCCCAACATATTATTCTGATTTAGAAGAAATGCTCCAAACTTATAAAGGACATATAATTGGCTCTAGCGCTTGTCTTGGATCAAGTATTAATAGACAATTGCTTCGATATAGGGATACGCCTAATCAACAGATTTGGGATAATATTATTAATTGGGTTAAAATCATGATAGATTTATTTGGAAAAGATTATTTCTTTCTTGAATTGCAACCCAATACTCACGAAGATCAAATATATTGTAATAATCAATTGATTAAAATAGCCAATGAATATGGCATTAATTATTTGATTAGTACAGATGCTCATTATTTAAAAAAAGAAGATAGACCAATTCATAAAGCTTTTCTTTTAGCTAATAAGGATAGTGATAGAGAAATTGATTCTTTTTATCAAACAACATATGTAATGTCTGAAGATGAAATTCATCAATATATGGATGAATATTTAGGATACGATGCTGTTCAAAAGGGAATTGACAATACTATGTTAATTTATGACAAACTTATATATTATTCTTTAAAAAAAGAATTGGAGATTCCTTTTTTACCTTTAGATAGATCAGAACCTGATAAAAAATTGGTCGATAAATATTCTCAATATATTCCTTTATTAAAAGATTTTGCTGAATCTGAATACGAGGCAGACCGTCATATGGTTCGGGAAATGTTAAAAGGGATTGAAAGAGATTCATATTATCAAACTAAACAAGGTTATGAATTAACAAACGAATGTTTATCTTCACTTAAAATTTCTTCTGATAAAATGGGGGTTAGATGGTCGGCTTATCTTGATCAAATGGCTGATTATATAAATATTATTTGGGATACGGGCAGTATAGTTGCTCCCGGTCGTGGTTCAGTAATTGGTTTTTGTATTGCCAATCAAATGGGCATTACTCAGGTCAATCCATTGAGAGAAGAGACTAAAACGTTTCCGTGGAGATTTTTGAACCCTGAAAGAGCCTCTATTCTTGATATTGACACAGATGTAAATCCTATATATAGAGATAAAATTATTAATAGATTTAAAGAAATATATGGATATGATAAAGTTACAAAAGTTCTAACTTATTCAACAGAAAAAAGTCGTAGTGCTATTCTTACAGCTAGTCGTGGTCTTGGGTTGGATAATAATTTGGCTTCTTATATCGCTTCTCTCGTTGTGTTTGATAGAGGTAATCCCAGATCACTTCATACGATGTATTATGGTAATGAAGATAATAAACCAGTGCCTGAATTTGTAAAAGAAATGAATGAACACCCTGATTTATGGGAAACCGCATTAAAAATTGAAGGACTATGTTGTGGAATTGGTTCTCATGCTGGCGGTGTTATTATTTGTGATAAGCCATTAACTGAAACTTGTGCTTTGATGAAAACAAAGTCGGGTGATGTAATTACACAAAATGATTTGCATGAATGTGAGGCAATGAGTCTTATTAAAATTGATCTCCTAGCCACCGATGCAGAATCTAAAATTCAGGAATGTTTAGAATTGCTTTTAGACCAAGGATTAATTGAATGGCAAGGTTCTTTACGAAATACCTATGAAAAATATATTGGTATTTATACACTTGAAAGAACATCTGAAGATATGTGGAAATTACTTTGGGATCATAAAGTAATCAGTGCATTTCAGATGGAAAAAGAATCAGGAAAGCAAGCTTTAGCTTTAATTAAGCCATATTCTGTTGATGATTTGGCAACAATAAATTCTGTTATTCGACTTATGCCAGCTAATAAAAATGATGAAAGACCATTAGAAAAATATGCAAGATTTCATGAAGATATACGTTATTGGTATCAAGAAATGACAGATTATGGATTAACAGAAAAAGAACAAGATATTTTAAAAAATATTTTGTCTGTTTCATGTGGAATATGTGAAGCACAAGAGTTTTTATTCTTATTAACTATGCATCCAAAAATTGGTGGGTTTGATCTATCTTGGGCAGATTCGCTTAGGCGAGCGGTAGCTAAGAAAAATTCTAAAGATTTTGATAAGCTTCAAATAGAGTATTTTGAGAATGCTAAAAATAAAAAATTAAGTTCGAATTTAGTAAATTATGTATGGAATGTCTTGATTATGACTCAGAAAAATTATGGATTCAACAAAGCCCACACGCTTGCCTACTCACTTGTTCTCTTACAGGAATTAAATTTAAATTATAAGTGGAATCCTATTTATTGGCAAACCGCTAATCTAATTGTAGATTCTGGATCTTTAGATGAAGAATCTAATGAATCTACGAAGTATGGTAAGATGGGGGTTGCTATTGCCGCTATTCGACAGGAAGATGTTAAAATAGCTAACCCTGATATTAACAATCCGTATTTTGGATTTGTGCCTAATGCTCAAGACGAAAGAATTGAATTTAGTATGAAGGGTATTAATGGTGTCAATACTGAACTTGCCCAAGCAATCATTCAAAATGCACCTTACTCATCAATGGATGATTTTGCAGTTCGAATGCTTGATACTAAAATTGTTCAACCTGCACAAATGATTAAATTAATTAAAGGCGGGTGTTTCCTTACACTCCATGATTCAGATCGTTTTAAAACAATGGAGTGGTTTTTGCGTAGATATTGTTTTAAACCTGCAAATAAATTGACCATGCAACAACTTGGGAAATTACTTTCGTTTAGAATTATTCCAGATGACCTTAAAAGCTGTCTTAATTGTGCTAAAATCAAACAGTATATTTTGGATGATGAGGGGTTATATAAACTTTATATTGATCCTGATAAAAAACTTCCTAAACGGGGCTATCATGATCGTTATTTTATTTTGGATGATGCATCGCAACCAGTTTTTAATAAATTCTTTTCAGAAGATTCTGTGGTTGATGTAAAGGATGGATATTATATTATTTCAGAAAAGGATTTTATTAAAGAATATAATATTTTAATTCAACCTTTGCGTGATTGGTTTAACTCACAAGAGGCGCTTGATACATATAATGATGCT